TTGTGTTGAGCGAGGATGCGGCCAATGAGGTATTTGGCTCATGCGTTTACAGCGACCCTGAGTCAACCTTCACAGACGATTACATATTTACCGCCACAAACAATGTGATGCAGATTCTTAGGTTGCGTGATCGGGCAGAGTACAAGGTTCGATATCCCGCCACCGAGAGCGTCTATTCAAGATGTCATTTAATGCAAGCGTACAACCGTGTTTATCTGTTTAGAGGTATTGACACTACGCTCGAATGCACACCCACTCTGACCACTTTTTCAATAGCCACGGCTGTACGAGTCAATAACACCATAACCATAACCACAAGTGCTAACCATAACCTGGTGCAGGATCAGTTTATCACTTTGGTGGGGTTAGGTAATTATGCGATTGGTGGAAACCCAAATGGTATATACCAAGTCGAGGCTAATAACCTAGCCGCACAATCATTTGAGGTAACCTTCGCTACCGCAGACACAGGCACAGAAACATACATCGCCAGCGGTTCTAGAGTGGAGCATTTTAACGACTTCACATTAGTCGCCAATGGGCAATACACCTTGCCGGATCACATCATTGACCTGGCTGTAATTAGTGGTACAGGAAATTTCGTAGGCGGAGTAAATACAAACCCCGAAGGGCAGGACGGTCAGATCACCATCAATGAACCTAACCACGGACTTGAGATAAGCCAAACCCTGACAATCGTGGACGCGGGATCTCCCATAGATTTGTACATCGGTAAGGAGGTAAAGGTTAGCCAAGTAATAGATGCGAATCACTTCACCATACCACTCTCAGTAGGTGCGATTACATTCGGCGATAATGTAATTCTGAAACTCGCGAAAAAGAATCCAATCAGCTTCCTCCGCCACATGCCCGCCGCACCCTTCGCAATTCAGAGTCAGCGGAGAATGTGGATGCCATACTTCTACGAAGAGGATTACGATGTTACTCCATTTAGCTGGACCGCGAGAGCGGAAAAATCGGAAATCATAGCCAGCGATATTCTTGACCCCGATACTTATGATGTGATTGGCGGGCAGTTCAAGGTAACCGGGGGGAGCAATGATTTTGTCGTTGGTCTGAAAGCATTCACCGAGGATCGGATTTTAGTATTATGTCGCAGATCGATTCAGCAACTAACGGGGGCAAGCGGATCATTACAGGATGTACGAATCGATAACATAACCAATGATCTTGGCTGTGCGGCTCGTAACTCAATTATTCAAGTAGGAAACCAAGTATTATTTCTTTCGGATAAGGGCGTGTATGCTTTGGAATTTTTGGATGCTTATAATTTAAGAGGCAACGAGATCCCACTTAGTGACCCCATTCAGCCATACATTGACCGCATAAATCAGCGTTTCATTAATCGCTCAGTCGCGGCCTATTTTGACAACAGATATTGGATCGCTTGCCCGTTGGATAGCTCCCCTGAGAATAATCACATATTTTGCTACAACTTCCTTAACCAAGGATGGGAGTCAGTAGACCGCGTGGATAGCTTGCAATTCAATATCCGCGATATGCTAATCGGTCGGGAAGGCGAGGAGAATCGACTCTATATAACTACCAGCGAAGGCGGGGTGCATAAGGTTGACGGGTTCGATGGTGGGGATCAAATATCAGTAACTGCGGGAGTTAGCGTCAGCGAAACTATTCCCGTGCAGAGCCGACTCATCACCCGCCAATACGACTGCGACACATTGGATCGCAAAGTATTTAGCCGATCCGAGGTACACCTCAAGAGTCAACCCGATAGCACCAGCGATGCGAACATCGTTTACGAAACCACCGATCCCGACCGCTCGCAATCAGCCCAAGCGGTAAGCAGTTTAATTGGCTCGATATTACCACAGGGAGAAGACGCGAGCATTAGATCGCGGATTCGACTTCGCGGGCATGGATGCTCGGTAAAAATTTCACCTACCCAGGGCAGACCCTATGTTCGGGCCGTCAAAGTAGAGGGCAGAATTACAGACAGATCAACAACTTCAACCACCTAATCATCATGGCAGTATTAAGCGTACAGGACGAATTTCAAAGCGGTGATAATGTAACCGCAACGAATCTCAATAACTTGGTGAAGGACGCATCATTCAATGCGGACACCACCGATAATTCCACATTAGAGGTTCACACTACAGGCTATTTAAAAGTAAAAGACTTAGGCGTAGATACACAGCACTTGGCTGATGGTGCTGTGGAAACGGCAAAAATCGGAGACGATCAGGTGACAACGGCAAAAATCGGAGACGATGAGGTGACCTACGCCAAGATGCAGGATGTCGCCGCTTATTCAGTAATCGGTAATAACACTAATGCAACCGCCACTCCTGCCGCTATTTCGATAGATGACCTAAAGGATAATATCAGCAACGCGACACAAACCGCAGATGGATTAATGTCGTCTGCGGATAAGACTAAACTCGATGGGATAGATGCTGGTGCAGAGGTAAATGTGCAGTCGGATTGGAATCAAACAACCACTACCGCTGACGATTTTATTAAGAACAAACCTAACATTGCCTACACCTCTGCAATTTCTAACGCGACTGCCCACAATGCCACACCTGATAGTAATGGATTAAACACCACAGGTGGAGCAGATGGTTTATTTTCTGCGGGAGATAAGACGAAGCTGGATGGTTTAGCGGCTGGATCGGGATTAAAACTAACAGGGTCTACCTTTTCGCTAGATGACTCCGCACCATCATCTATTACTTCAGCGCCTAATGGTATAACGGGTGGTGCTATGACTGCATATAGACCCGCAGGTGGTGGTGTATCTACCCAAGTAGCCGGGGGATGGTTTCACTATGGAAATGCTCAAGTGGAGTTTGATCCTACTATATTTTTTGATGCTTTTGGAAACAAAGTTCCGGCAAGTGCAAATTGGGCATTAATTACTTTTATGATGACAAGTACAGGGTTGGATTCAAGTGGAAATGTGCATTCCTACCCTGCGGAAGATGTAAGTGTAGCCCTTGTTCCTTTACCTCCTCAAGGAACTAGTTTTGATAGTCGTAATACTATAGTTAGGCGAGAAGACCAAGCGGGTCAGACTGTAACATCAACGGGCCAATCACTAAACAATAGTCAGACGGTTGGTTCATGGGCAAGTGCAGGAGGTACTTATACTTTTAGTTCAGGTTATCAATTTACAGCAACCAACTTAATAAATTCCGGGGGTGTGACAAATTTAGCTACTGTTATTGTACCTATAAATCATAATGGAAACAGAAGGTCGGTTCAATTAGAGGTGCAGTTCACTAGGGACTCTTCAGGTAATGCAGTTAATCAATATGAGAGTAGTGGGTGGAATATGTGGTTTGCGGGGTATTTATTATGAATAAAAATCAAAGATTCTTAGATGCCTTGCATCTTATTTGCAAGGAAGCAACGGGTATACCAATGATGCTACTAGGTGGTGGCGATTGGTATGACATGATTAAGTACAAGGAGGACCCACAGAATCCTCCTAGCCGAGAGCAGATACTTAACACATGGAATAATGATGTTAAGTACAGATTCGCGTTGATGGATCTAAAGAAGAGGAGGAATAGATTGCTAGCTGACTCTGATTGGGTTGTTGCGCGATCCATTGAAACGGGAGAGCCAATTCCGCAAGAGTGGAAAGATTACAGGCAGGTGCTTCGCGACATAACCATTGGTAATGAAAAGCCCGAAGTGGATGAATACGGTTACGCCACCTTTAGGGATATAACATTCCCTACGCCCCCCGCATAATGGGACAGCTAAAGACAGAGATGCTAGATAAGCTCAAGGACTTCCCCCCTTTTGAGCAGATCGCGGCACTATACGAGGATAAGACTTTATTCATCCGCGAGTTAAACAACTACTTGGTGGGAGGTATGGTATTCAGTACGCCAGGTATGTTTATGATGCTGAAGCCCATTGACTCATCAATTAATCCAAGCGGTCAATGGTATGCACAAAAACCCGATGCTTGGTATGTCCGATGGGCGGCTGGGCGTGGCTATTTAAAAGCGATGATGGACATCGTGGAACCGTTACCGAAGGTGATGTTCCGCAGAGTCACGGAAAACGGGGAAACAGATTTAAGAACTTATAATTGGGAAACCATGTACAAGAAAGTGAGTAGAGAAAATGGGTAGCGATCAATACGAACCATCACCTTTTAACCAACCGAACCGCGATGGGTACACACCCGTCAATGTGGTTCAGAAAAACGGGCAGTATTATAATTACACGCCAAAGCCACCAATCAATCCTTACAAGTTGATTTTACCATCTGAGGTTAAAGCAAACCCCGAAGCGGCTCCGCAAGGAACCTACACGCCAATCAACTTTGGCGGCGGTGGCAATAGCTACAGCGGTCGCTATGGCTCCGCCCGTCCTTATGGATCGGCACAGCGATACACATCGCCAAGTAGCTCCTACCGCGCACCAGCCACCTACGGCCAGCCTCGCCAACCGCAAGGTGGTAAGGGTGGATACGAGGCTCCACCTATTGACCCGATGCATGGTAAATTCAAAGCACCTGATGGAAGTGTGGTTTCGCACAGGGGGGGAGTTAGCCCTACGGATAGGCAATTAGTTGCGAATCAACAATCCTTGAACAAAGGTGGAGTGTCGCCAACACCCCCACGCTCCTCTAAGTTAGGCAATCTTTACAAGCCAAATAAAAGTGGTGCGGGTGCGGCAATCGGCAGAGTCCCTAGCTTCGATCCGAACAATCCACAGGAAGATGCGATCAAAGATCCAAAGCTACGCAAAGCCGCCAAGCAGTTAAATAAGGAAGCGCCTCCAGGTGAACGCCTTGCATTTATTAATCCCAAGGAAGAGGAGTTACTCAAAGCGGTAGGCGGTTCCGGCATGACTGCCGCAGGTGGCGTTCCGAGCTACAAGAAAGGGGATGTAGAAGCACCCCCGCCCAGGGATTATAAGCAGGAAACTAGAGACACTCTTGAAGCGCAAATCGAGTTAGCTCCTGACCTTTACGAAAGTGAAGCACAATTTCGTCCGCAATACGCAAACCTCGAAAGAGGCATCATGCTGGAGAATCTTGGACTCGATCCGAACATGGGTCTGCTCGATGCTTTCCGCCAAATAAGCGGGGCGCAAAAAGATATTCAGTATGACTCCACTTTAGCGGACATTGACATGATCGGAGGATTGGGTCAGGTCTTTGCGGATGCAGTCCGCTCTGCCGATCCCCGTGCCGAAGCGTTGCGCCAATCAATTATGGGCGAAGCCGAGCAGGGACTAGCGACAGGCGATCAGGACTTTAGCGACATAGCCGAAGCACAACGCGACAGATTAGTAAATCGTGCCGGAGATTATCAACCACTCATGGATCGAGCATCCGCTGGACTAGAAGGTGGCGAAGAGTACGATCAATTAGTAAGCGATGCACAGGCACGGCGGGATGCAAATCCATACGCCGGACTTGTCCGCGATGCTCAGGAAGACTATGCAAGCGGAGAAGGACTTACCGCACTAGAGCAACGCGACCTCGACCAACAAGTATTGGAAGGAGCGGCGGCTCGCGGAATGGAGGACAGCACAGGAACGATTGCGGAGCAAGTCGGCCAACGCCTATCTGCCAATCGTGCAATCCGCAACCAACGCAGAGATGCATTATCGCAAGCCCTGGGAATCGCAGATGCGTATGACCGCACAGCCACATCTGACTACGCACAAGCTCTTGGTATGGGTGAGGACTATGGTCGCAGAATGGAGCAGGATTACGCTGGTGCGTTGTCAGGCAGACTCGGATTAGAGGGAGCCTTAATGGGCGACTACGAGCGGGCATTGACCAACCAACAAGCCGCTCGTCAGCAAGCACTATCCAACGCGGGTGTCGCGTATGGAATGGGTAACTTCGATCCTCTACTCGCACTTACGGGAAGATCAGGAACTGCACCAATGATGGCACAGCAAGGATTCGGTGCGAGTGGGTTTGCACTCGATAGTAGCCCCGCGATCTTTAACCCGGAAAGTAATTACGCAGGTTCACTTTTTGGTTCCAATCAGCAGAACATCATGGATGCGCGTACCGCGACTGCGGCGAATCGGGCTGGTATGTTTGGCGGACTGATGGGCGGACTAGGATCGCTAGGTGGTGGATTTTTAGCAGGGAGAAAATAATTATGGCAAGACGACCTTTTTTCGGACAGGGGCCAGCCCCCTACAT